TGTTCAAAAAATTTGCGTCTTTTTGCGCTTGCGAAACTTCCGTTGATGTTGAGTGAAATTTATTGCGTGTATCAATGATTTCCAACGCGCGTTTAATACGCGCCGCCGTCCATTTAGTGGTCGGCCTCCCGCCCTTCTTCCCGTTTTCCCGACTGGAGGCGGCTTTGCGCTCTGTTTTTGCGGTTCCACCTTTGCGGCCCATAATGGATGCGGCTGATTTAACCTCATCATCAAAATCACCGACAGGCACCCCAAAATGTGCGGCGGCTTCGGATTTTGTGTCTCCAAAAAAAGTTGAAATCCCATCGGAGCAAAACCACTGCATCTTCATTTTGGTATTGCCGTCTTCATCGCCTTCAACAAAAACTTCTGTTTTTTCTTGCCAAAAACTTAATGTTCTCATTTTTTAATCCTCCTTGATGTTTGTTGATGCTAATATAATCCTAAGCGCTTAGCTTGTCAAGCATTATTTTAATTTATTTTACAATAAATAAAGCGTAATGATATTAATATGTTATAAAATAATAGGTAAAAATGAGGTAAATTATGAGCAGAGGCGGATATAGGCCAGGAACGGGCAGGCCCAAGGGCGCGAAGGACAGTAAGCCGCGAAAGGGTAACGAAAAGACGAAGGTAAGCAACGAAAAAGAACAAATACAAGCATTACTTACTTTGGGGATGAAGGCAAAAGCGAAAACGTATCAGGATTTTCTTTTCCGTATCAGTAAAAATGAAACTTTAACAACTGCTGAAAAGCAACTGATGGTTAAGATAGGCGCGGAGCTTGAGGCCGAAATGAAAGAGACGAGTAAGCCGGATATAGAAAATCTTGATCCTCAAGACAAAGATGCTTACGATTTTTTGCGCGGGGTTTGGAATGATCCCACGGTCGAAATATCCTTGCGCATCCGGGCTGCAGAGATAGTTTTCCGGGGCGGCGATGGAAAGAGGGGCAAGAAAAACGAAAAATCAGAGAGGGCGAAAAAAGCGGGAGCCGGTAAATTCGCCGCAGGCCGTCCGCCGTTGGCACTGGTGAAATGAAAAAAACAAAAAAATCTATAATCATTCCGAAATGGAATACGGCCTGTAAGGACTGGGAACGGCGAATTATAGCGCAAGAGTCGTTAATCCCGTTGCCGATATTCCCGCAAGAGGCAAAATCAGCGCTTAAAATATTTAAAGAATTGCGCCTTGTTGATGTATTAGGCGGCCCAACTTACGGAGAAGTGGGCCGGAAATGGGTATTTGATTTTGTTGCCTCTATTTTCGGGGCGTATAACGATATAGAAAAACATCCCGACCGTGGCCGCCGGTTGATTCAAGAGTTCTTTTTATTAATCAGCAAGAAAAATAGCAAGAGTTCGACAGCGGCAGGCATTATGATGACAGCGTTAATTCGTAATTGGCGCGATTCCGCAGAATTTCTTATTCTGGCCCCAACGGTTGAAATCGCAAATAACTCATTTTATCCGGCAAGGGATATGGTGAAATCCGATGATGAACTGAATGATTTATGTCAGGTGCAAGAGCATTACCGGCAGATTACGCACAGGAACACAGGGGCGACACTGAAAGTCGTTGCGGCAGATAATGAAACAGTCGGCGGAAAGAAGGCAACGGGGATACTTATTGACGAATTATGGCTCTTTGGAAAGCGCCCTAACGCGGAGAATATGTTGCGCGAGGCTTGTGGCGGTTTGGCATCAAGGCCGGAAGGGTTTGTTATTTACCTGTCAACACAGTCTGACGAAGCACCTGCGGGTGTATTTAAACAGAAGTTAGACTATGCGCGTGGGGTCCGTGACGGCAGAATAGACGACAACAGGTTTTTGCCGGTGATTTATGAGTTTCCCGATTCTATTCTGAAAGAGAAAAAGCACCTGGACCCGAAATATTTTTATGTCACCAATCCGAACTTGGGGGCTTCCGTTGATGAGCAGTTTCTTATCAGGGAGCATAAGAAGGCGGAAGAGGCGGGGCCGGAGTCCATGCAGGGATTTTTAGCAAAGCATCTGAACGTCGAAATGGGAATGGCCTTAAAAACGCAGAGGTGGGCCGGTGCTGAACTTTGGGATGCTTGCGCTGGTGAAGTCAGCCTTGACATGATTTTAGAGCGTTCTGACGTGGTTGTGATTGGTGTTGATGGTGGGGGTCTGGACGACCTTTTGGGATTAGCGGTTATCGGCAGGGACGCTGAGTCAAGGGATTGGCTGTTGTGGACGAAGGCATGGGTGCATCCGATAGCACTTGAGCGCCGGAAGTCAGAGGCGGCGAAATACAGGGATTTTCAGAAAGACGGCGATTTGGTTATTGTTGACGAAATGGGCCAGGATGTCCAGCAAGTCGGGGATATAATCGTGAAGTGCGAAGAGGCGGGGCTTTTGGACAGGATCGGCATTGACCCGTCGGGGATAGGAGAGATTGTAAACGAATCTCAAGCGCGGGGGATAGAGTTTGAAAGGGTTGTCGGTATATCGCAGGGTTGGCGGTTGAACGGAGCTATTAAGACACTTGAGCGACGTGTTGCAGAAAAGACAATAACTCATGGCGGACAGGCCATGATGACATGGTGCGTCGGTAATGCGAGGGTTGAGCCGAAGGGCAACGCCATATTAATTACCAAACAAGTCAGCGGGACGGGGAAGATTGACCCGTTAATGGCCACTTTAAATGCCGTTGCTTTAATGGCCATGAATCCAGAACCGCGAAGGGAAGAACTTATATACAACAAACACAGTCTTATTCGGTGAGGGGATGACATGGACGAAATATTAGAAGGTTGGAATGAAATCTCAAAATATTTAAAAGTAAGCGACAAGACGGCTATTCGTTATTGGAAAAAGAAGGGTTTGCCAGTGAAGAAGAATCGCGCTGGTCATCCTGTTATCACAAAATCGGTTGCGGAAAATTGGAAACTAAGCGAACGCGCAGCGTAATTGTCCGCTTTTATCCCTATTTTGTCCGTGTTTATCCCTATTCTGTCCGTATCAAATCTAGTAATTACCTGACACAATCAAGCCAGACGATCAGGAAAACCCTGATCATAGTTTCATCCGATGGCCGCAGTTAATTCTGTGGGGATCAGGAAAGCAGGGGTGGGGCTTCTTATGAAATGATTGAGAAAATCAGCGGAGCTATAACACTGCGAGATGTTCTTATTATTATTGGCCTGTCACTTATTGGTGTCGGGCTTTACCTGTTTCTGCCGTGGGTGTCTTTAACCGTCTGCGGGGCTTTAATCCTCGTTGGCGGTTTTTTCATGCAGGAGAAAAAGTAAATGGGGATTTTTTCCGGCATCCGTCCCAAAGCCATGACAAGCGACGCATTAGAGCGTCTTATCATTGAAACATTTGGAAGCACCAAAACAGCATCCGGTCAGAACATTAATTCAACCACGGCCATGCAAGCGATGGCGGTTCATTCATGCGTAAAGATCAAGGCCGATTCCATCGCGCAGTTACCATGCCACTTATACATCGAAAAGGGAAACACAAAAGAGAAAGCAAAAGATTTAAGGCTTTACCGGTTACTACACAGACAGCCAAATGAGTGGATGACCGCGCCGGAGTTTTGGGGGATGTGTTCTGCCTGTTTGGATTTAAGGGGAAACTTCTTCGCATTAAAGACCGGATTACCGGGGCGTGAAGTTCAAGAGCTTATCCCTATACCGATTGGAAGAGTTGAGGAAGTCATACAAGAGGCAAACTACGGCCTTTTCTATAAGATCAGGCGGCCCGACGGATCGGGAACCGATATAGTCCCCGGCAACCGCATTTTTCATGTGCGCGGCCTTGTTCTTGATGGTTTCACGGGATTGAACCCCATTGAATACGCACGGGAGAGTGTCGGGCTGGATCAGGCTCTTGCCAAACACGGCGCCAAGTTATTCAGCCACGGAACCATGATCGGCGGTGTTCTGCAAATGCCGGGATCATTCAAAGACCGGACAATGGCGCAGAAATTCCTTGATGATTTCAATGACCATTATTCCTCGGTTGAGAACGCCCACAAGACGGCACTGCTTGAGCAGGGTGTCACATGGCAGAAAATGGCGATGACCTCAGTTGATTCACAATTCCTTGAGGCCCGCAACTTCCAGAAAAA